GACGCATTTTGCCTATAAATGTAGAAAGGATTGATTATGATTCAATGATTAAAATAAATACAGACGATTTATGGAGAGAAGTTTTTGATTTATGGCGTAATGATTTTGATTGGAAAATATATAGTTCAGAAGACACTGAATATTTAGCAAAAAATACTTCTTATAATTTGGAAGTTATGCCAGTAGAAGAAATCTTTTTCAATTATTACTCTTTAGAACAGGACGAAAAATACACCGATGAGGTAATATTTAATCAAGGACAAATTTTACATAAGTTAAATATGGTAACATCTTTTCCTATTTCAAAGTATGAAGTTAAAGATATTCTTACAAAAAATAAAATACATTACAAAAGTTACAAGAGAAACGGAAAGGTAATTTTTGGTGTAAAATTATATACTGAACCTATTTTTATCCAAAATAAACCCGATGAAGTGCCTTTTTAGCCTAAAAGGTAATAAGGTAAGGAAAAGGTAAGAAAAAAAACTTACCTCCTACGACCAATGAGAATAAGGCTTAAGCTAAAAGGTAAGGAGGTAAGGAAAATTTATTACAAACTTTTAAAAATACAATTAATTATACATATATTATACATATTACACATTTTATTTATTTTCTTATAATCTTTTAAAATAAAAATCTTACCTATAAAAAACTTACCTATGACAGAATCACAATTACAACAGAAAATTATTATTTGGTTTAAAAACAATTACCAAATAAAAAACAAAGGATTAATATTTGCAGTTCCAAATGGTGGTTCACGCAATATTCTTGAAGCTAAAAATTTAAAACTTACAGGTCAAATGGCTGGGGTTTCTGACTTAATTGTACTACTTGAAAATAAATGTTTATTTGTTGAAGTAAAGATTGAAAAAGGCATTCAAAGTGACGTACAGGTTATCTTTCAGAAAAGAGTTGAGTTTTTAGGATTTGAATATATTTTAGTCAGAAGCTTGCAGGATTTTGAAAATATCTTTATTTAGAATAATTATAAACTATATCATTTTGTTGTATATCTAAAATTAAGTCTTATATTTGTACTCAGATAACAACAACAAAAAAATAGAAATTATGAAAGTACATTTAGCAAAAAAATTCTCAAACGGTAAAGTAAACATTGAACAAACAGAATGCGGAAAAAGAGTAAATAGATATAGTGCAGTTCGTAACGGATTAATGATAGCAAAAACAAGTTTATTCAACAGAAACTTTATTGATGGAGGAGAAGAAAGCGTTTGCATTTGTTGCTTAGCAAAAGCAAAAGAACAAGGTAGAATATAAACTACCTTGTTTAAGATAAAAATTATGAAACCATTTGAAAAACAAAAACACCATGAAAAAATTAGAGCAACTTTGGGATTATATATCCGTATTATTATGTGGGAATAATAAAAACTTATTTAAATATTAAAGTTATGAGCGAATTTAAAGGAACAAAAAGGGAGTGGGAAGCAAGAGGTAATTTTGTTTACAATATAAATAAAACCCACGAAATAGCTTCGATAATTACTTATAATAATAATCAGGAAGAATCAGAAGCCAACGCAAAATTAATAGCTTGTGCGCCTGAAATGTTGGATATGCTTAAAAATGTAAAAGAGTATTTAGAGAATATTACAGGTAAGCATTTATCAAAGCCTTTAGCAAACGAAATTGAAGAACTAATTAAAAAAGCAACATCATGAATAACGAATTTTTATTAATCGGAGTATTATTATTATCACTTATTGTATTTGTGCTTTGTATAGCATTATACATCGCTATATCAGTAGGTATGGAACTTAGTGAAGAATTAGATTTTGAAAAAAGTTTAAGAGATTGGAAAGATGAATAAACTTTATAACGTTGACCAGATAGCCACGCAATTAAATATAAGTGTTAAGGCGGTTAGGAATAAATTATCTAAAAAAGGAGTTAAAAAAGTTAAGACTAAAAATAGACGAGCTTTATATAGTCAAAGTCAAATTGAATCTATAAATATAGATAGAAATAAATATTATCCTTTAAAAACAACAGTAATATATTATATTTACGAATCTAAAATGAATAAATTATGAGAAAAATAGCAATGAGATGCACGCAGGAACAGTTTGAAAGTATTAATGATATGTTAAAATGTGAAATATATGACTTAGGTAACTTTAAAGAATTTCCTTATTTAATTAATGATTATTTTGAAAGTGTTACTAATTTACAAAACACTGGTAATAAAAACAGAGAAGTTTACGAAACATTCGATGCTGAAATATTTTTAAAGGCTTGTGATAGTTGGGAGGATGAGAAAACTTTTAAATTTAATGAATTACAATGTTTTAATAATCTTACTAATGAATGGATAGATTGTAGTGGAAATTTAATTTATCGATTTAAAAAACAACCAGACTACACAAAAGAAATAGAAGCCTTACAGTTGAAAGCAAAAGAAAACGGGATGAAATGTATAATTAATTTTGAGAAGATATGAAAAATAAAGAATTAAAAACATTATGGAAATTAGCAAAAAAATTTTGGATTTCAGGAACAATATTTTGGTTATTAGAAACAATTGTATTTTTAATAATTGAGGGGTGGCATTATAAAGCTACTAATCCTATTGAAATATATTTAGATAGTATTGTTTTGGAAATGTGGCACTTTGCGTTAATGCTTACTATTTATATTTGTTTTATGAAATTACTTAATATTAATAAAAAATAGAAGATATGAAACTAATATCAATGACAGATTTTGTGTTAGAGCAAGAAGATAGTTATTATAATCAAAGATTTTTTAAAATAGAAAAATATGCAAAATTTCTAAAACAACCTTTAGAATTATGGATGTTTGTTCCTTGTTATTTTAGAGACGGTATTTGGATTTCTTATGCAAAAGACACTTTACTAAATACTATTGATTTATTTAACGAGTGGGAACAAGCAAAAGAAAGATGTTTGTTTGAAGGAGGTAAATCAGGATTTAGAATACATGAACATAAAGTATTTGCAGTGGATAATAATATATTTAGTGAAAAAGATACCGTTATAAATCTTTTAGAATATGTCGGTCGGGAATTTACATTAACAAAAACAGCAGAAAAACTAATCGGATTGTAATTTTTTGTATATTTGTAATTCATAATTTTGCCCCGTTGGAGGTTTTTTAATCTTTCGGGGTTTTTTAAAAAATTGAATAATCAACTTTTTTCAGAATGGAAGAAAAGAAAAACGGAGGAGCAAGACCAGGAGCAGGAAGAAAGCCTAAAATAGATGAAATAACTCTTATTGAAAGTATGGACGCTGTTTTGATTCCAGAAAGTGCTTGGATTGCTTTAGCTAACAAAGTAGAGAACGGAGATACTAATGCTATTAAAACATGGTTGCAATATCGTTACGGAATGCCTAAGCAAGTTATTGACCAAAGAACAATAAACATCGACGCTGGTAAACTTACAGACGAAGAAATTAAAAAGATAAATGATAATATCGAGAAATCTTACTAATGAAGAAAAAGTATTAAAAGTAAAATGTGATAATTCACTTTTATTTTTTACACGATATATTTATAAAGAGAATCACAGGCGTAATTTTATAGTTGCGCCTCATTTAGTTAAAATAACTAAGGCTTTAGAAGATGTTGTAAATGGCAAAACTAAAAGATTAGTTATAAATATACCGCCACGTTACGGTAAGACTGAATTAGCTGTAAAATGTTTTATTGCTTGGGCATTAGCTAAAAACCCATCTTCAAAATTCATACACTTATCTTATTCGGATGATTTAGCACTTGACAACAGCTCCCAAACAAAAGAATACATTGAAAGTGAAAGTTTTCAAAAGTTTTATCCTATGGAATTGAAAAAAGATGCTCAGGGTAAAAAGAAATGGTTCAATAAAGATGGCGGAGGTGTTTACGCTACTGCAAGCGGTGGGGCTATTACAGGTTTTGGAGCAGGTGTAGCTGAAAGTAAAATGTTTAGTGGCGCTATTATAATTGACGACCCCTTAAAGCCAGACGACGCTTCTAGTGAGGTGAAAAGGAATTCTGTAAACGAAAGGTATAATAGCACAATTAGGTCACGTGTAAACGACAGGGATACACCTATAATTGTTATTATGCAAAGATTACACGAAGATGATTTAAGCGGTTTTTTATTAGGTGGTGGTAGTGGTGAAGAATGGACTCATTTATGTTTGCCAGCTTTAGACGAAAATAATAATCCTTTATGGGAAGATAAACATTCGTTTAACGAATTAGAGCAAATAAGACAAGCTAATAGATACAACTTTTCAGGTCAATATATGCAACAGCCTTCACCAGAAGAAGGTGGTGAGTGGCGTAAAGAATGGTTTACTATAGTAGATAAATCAGAAGTCCCTTTACAAGCTTTAAAATGGGAGCTTATTATCGATGGGGCATATACTAAGAATACAGCAAACGACCCATCAGGTTTTCAAATTGGTGCTAAGTGGAATAATAACTATGTTATACTAAGTAGTATTGATAAGTATTTAGAAATGCCTGAGTTATTAAAATTTATACCTAACTTTATAAGTGCTTCAGGTGTTAATGTTTCAATGACTTTAGTAGAACCTAAAGCATCGGGTAAATCTATTAAGCAAATGATTTATAATGAAACAAAATTAAATATTGCAGAAATAAAATCTAATTTTGTAAATCAGAGCAAAATAGAAAATGCAAGAGCTTGCTCGCCTTATATTGAAAGCGGGAGAGTATTATTAGTTAAAGGCGCTTGGAACGAATCATTTTTGCATCAAGTAGGTATGTTTCCGAATGCTAAACATGATGAACACATCGATTTGACGTGTTACGGGATAGAGCGTAATTTAATGAATGAAACATTTTTTACATTTTAATAAAAATAAATTTATATCTTTGAATAAAATTCACTATAATGGCTAAAAATAGAATACAGATAGCGTGGGATGTTTTAACTAATCCAAATAGAAATCTATTTAACGAAACGATATATAAAACAGTTGGAGGTTTAACACAGTCTTATAATCCTACTTTAGAAACGTTAATGTTAAAAGGCTATGGTGAAAATCCTGATGTAAACGCTATTATAAATCAAATGGCTTCTAAGACTACCAGCGTACCTTTTTGCGTTAAAAAAATAGAAGATGAAGATTCTTTAAAGAAAATAAAAAGGTATCCTGTAAATACTACTTTTCAACAAAAAAAAGAGATTAAGAAATTACAGTTAAAGGCATATGAAACAGATACGGAAATGCCTATGCCATTAGAAAAACCTAATCCAAACCAATCATGGAAGGATATTTTATTTTTATACAAAGTTTATTTAAAGGTTTGCGGTAATGTTTATCTATATAAAATGTTCCCTACTGAAGGAATGAATTCAGGGCAACCAATGCAATTATATATTTTGCCTGCGCATTGGATGCAAATAGTATTAAAACCAAACGCTTCTACTTTATCTATTGAAAACCCTATCGATTATTATATTTTAGAGCAAGGCAATCAATTAGTGAAATTCAAAGCTGAAAATATAATTCATATAAAAAGAGCAAATCCATTCTTTAATCAAAATGGCTCACATTTATACGGACTAAGCGAGTTGATGTCTGCAATTAGAAATATAGCGAGTTCAAACAATGCTATTGACAACAACGGAAAAACAATGCTTAACAGCGGAGTTTATGGATTTATTCATGCGGGCGAAGGAGCTACACCGTTAACGGCAGAACAAGCTGAATCATTAAAAGAGCGTTTGGTTGAAATGGATAATTCAAGCGATAAACTTTCTAATATAGCTGGAGCATCTGGTAAATTAGGATTTACAAGAATATCACTAACAACAGACGAATTAAAGCCATTTGATTATTTAAGCTATGATAGACGCACTCTGGCTAATTGTTTAAACTGGAATGTTGAATTATTAAATGAAGAAAGAAGCGGTAACGGTTTTGGAGTTGATACGTTAATAGAAGCGAGAAAAAGAGTAATAACAGACAATATTAAACCTGATTTAGATTTATTTGCTGAAGCGTTTAATCCTGAATTTATACAAAAATTTAAAGGATATGAAAAAGCGGAAATAGATTGGGATATATCGGAACTGCCAGAAATGCAAACGGACATGAAAACTATGTCTGAATGGATTAATTCAGTACCGTTAACATTAAATGAACGCAGGGAAGTATTCAATTACGAAGAAATAGACGACGAAATGATGAACGAAATATATTTACCTAATAATTTGATAAATATAAACGACCCAAGTTTAAATGATTTACAAAACACTATTTAATTATGAAAATATTTAAGTCGGACAAGCAAGAAATGAGATTTTATACTATAGGAACTCTTATAGCATTGTTAGTAAATTTAATATGCTCAATTATCAACG